AATCCAATATTGTCGCGTTTTTGCGAGATCTATGTTCCTGAGTATATGTCGGGAGGAAAACTAGTGAATTTAAATCAATTGTATGTAGGTTGCGAAATTAGCGCATCGAATACTATACAAAAACAGGTGTTTGATAAAATGGTGGCGTTTATGTCTGCAAAAAATTCTGAGCTCGTACACTCATTATGCGTGGATATAGCAAACGAATTTTATGAAAACGGAGTATCCTGTTTAGATATGATAAAATGGATAGAAAAAACAGACACCATCGATTCGAAAACAAAAGCAGGCGCGCTAATGTATTTTGATGAAATAAAATTTGAATATCGATGCGAAAAATTATTGATGTTATGTCTTTTCGATTATTTGTCCATTCATTGATGAATAAAAATCACGTCCTTCATTGGATGGAAAATCGCAGCCCAAGCGCGTTCAAAATAATGTCCTACTTCTGGGTTCGTGTGCCCGTCTAATTCAGTCAAAAAGTTTTCATAATAATGTTTCGGGTGCTGTACAATATGATCTCTGTCTATAGCGAATACTCCCAAATACGTTAAATAGTGAACATGAGTATCACCAAAGTGTTTTTCGTACCATTTACCAAAGGGCCGAATACTACTTAATTTAAGCTCACTCTCGGGGTTTATCGTTTTGTTTTTATCATTAGATGCTGCCCATTCATTCAGATGAAAATCATACAATTCTTGTTTGATACCTTTTTCTACATTTACTCCTATAAAAACCGCCTTATTTGATTTTTCTATTTCGCTTATCCATTGTTTAGCCTTATGATTTTTATTCTCCATATCGCAAGATCCAGGCAAAAACACTGTATGTTTCGCCAGATTATCGTAATTTTTTACGATATGATACAGATAGGTATGATCACATCGCCCTACATTTTCCGTTTTTACAATAGTCATTTTATCTGGTTTATAAAATTTGTCGTTCGGTCCTTTGTTATAGCAAATAACCGGATATTTATGAAAAGGTTCCTCCTTTAACCACTCTAAATCTTCATTATATCTAGAAACGACTAATTGTATGTCGATTGGACTATTAGTCATTGGTTCAACGGAATAAACATACGGTATCAATAAAACAACACTTAGCAAAAGAAGTATTAACCAAATATATTTCATTTATAGTATGCGTCGAAAAAAGCAAAACAAAATATGTAAATTATAAATAATGGACGATTTTGTTATCTCTAATTTGAATGAGTCGCGCAATGAATGGTGCAGTCGTTTAATTAGTATTTTTACACCTTTGGTCAATGAAGGTGTCCGATCTATTTTTAATGAGGCGTGGAAATTATGTCTAGACAACAATGAGGCGAACAAATACTTAATGACCTTTCAGAACCTTCTTTCGCGGGTGCCTAAGTGGAATAATGTTATTATTGAGGAAGAGCGCAAAAGAATTATTGAACGTAGCGGATGTAATTATTTAGAAGATTTGATCACTTGTGTGCATATTATTCAATTAAAGGTTCTCACATGCATTCGCGTGGGCAATAAACAGAAAAAGATTGATATTACTATACCCAAATTGGATACCTTTATTCATAAAGTATATATTAACGTCGCACGTAAGATTTATACCAATGTGTTTTTGTTCGAGAAAAACATTAACCCCCTACAGATGCAGAAGAACAATCGCGAATTAGAGGTAATTATTCAAGAATGTATCTTGACGGCCATTCGCGATAGTATTCCCACAGAATCGATCATCCGTGCGTACATGGAGGAAAGTGTTGAACAGGAAGAAGAGGTATTTATTGAACCGGTTCCTGAGGAGGCGGAGAAAGTTGAGACTGCGCCCGCGGAGGGCGGAGGATCTAGTGAATCTATAATTACTGATGAGGAGAAGATACCCGAGGTTGTGCCTGCGATCAAAAACATGGACGAAGAACAAGTAGTAACCCGCCTAACATTTAATGAGATGGATAGCGTGATGGATGAAGACAATAAGGTAAAAACGGTAAGTGCGCCCAAAAATATAGAGCGTTTAGAGGAAATCAGCACGGCTCGTGCGATTCAGCGCCGTTTAGACGAAGAGGAGGAGGGCGACGAAGAGAGAATTAAAATATCTTCGGATACCATTGATTTGAGCGGTTTCGATGTTCTCGATAATGATAAAGTGGATATACTAACGAACGATTTTATGTTGGATGGTGTGGAGGAATTGATTTAAATTTTAAGGATACCAGAATCCTTAAAATTAATTTAGCGTCTGCGCTTATTTGTTTTTCTTTTTCCTCCCCGTATTCTCATCATTTGAATTGGATTTCTAGCAGCAGTTTCGGCTGCATTAACCCAACTTACTTCCGCTTTTGTACATTTGGTCGTTACACTATCAGGGTCAGTTAAATAGTCTTCGCAAACATATTTCACGTTTCCTGGGGTGCAGGTGGGGGCCCAGCCTTGCTCGTTGCATGTGTTTCCATTGCAGCACCAATTCTTACCACCCTTCATGCCTTTGCGCATGCTTTTGCGAGCCTTTTTTATTGAACGTTTTTGAGTGCATCTTTTCGCCATTACTATAGAATATACAAATAAAATTTTACTAAATTGCGTTACTGTCTGTTATAAATTACGTTTTTATTTAGTATAATGGAGAATATTTTCATAGTATCGTTTTTAGTAACGTTTTTTTTCACCGGTTTTAAATTCTTCGAATCTAAGTATTTAGAAAAAGAGGAGAAACCGCTCAAGGTACTTGTGCGTGACGCTATCATTGTTTTTGTTTGCTCGGTTATTGCGTGCTTTATCTTTTTCAACTGCGAGGGTTATATCAATGATTTTTTTAACGCCGTTACTGAGACCAAGGTTTTGAACGCGCAAAACACGCAGATTTTTACGGATGCGCCGGGCTTCTAAAGAAGGGAACCAAGGTTCCCTTTCAAACCCTCCTTTTTATTAAAAAGTTCAGGAAAGGAGGGGTCGCAGGGGAACCTTGGTTCCCTGCTTCGCTCGGTTTTTTGTATCTATAATGTATAAGCCAATACATTATAAATGAGAACTTATAAACATAAGCGAAATCAAAGAAAAACAAAAAAAATTGATCGAAAGTTAATTAAAAAAGTCGGAGGAAATGATTCAATGTCGAAACGACTCAACGAAGATTTGGCGTCAGTAATGTCGAAATTACAGGTCATTATGACCAAGCAGGGTGAGCCGTTCAAAGCCCGGGCTTACAAAAAGGCCGAAGAAACCATCATGGAATTCCCCTGTGATATAATCGACGTACAACAGCTTAAGGGTAAACCGGGCATCGGAGAAACTATCATGGAAAAGCTAAAGGAATATAGTGAATCCGGAACACTTCGCCTTCTTGAGCGTGAAAAAAACAATCCAGAGAATATTTTGTCCGACGTTTATGGCGTGGGCCCGAAAAAAGCAAAAGAGCTTGTTGCGAAAGGTATTACTACGATCGAACAACTACGCGCACAACAAGACAAGGTTCTCAATGATGTTCAGCGCGTAGGCTTAAAATATTACGAGGACATTTTAGAGCGTATTCCTCGCAGTGAAATCGACCGTTACGCCAACGTCTTTAACTATATGTTCAATAAGGTAAAGACGGCAGGAGATCGTTATGAAATCGTCGGCTCTTATCGTCGTGGCGCGCCAGATTCTGGCGACATCGACGTCATTCTTACAAGCAAAAGCGAATCGACGTTTAAAAACTTCGTAGATGGTCTTATTAATGAAAAGATTGTTCTTGAGGTTCTTTCTCGTGGTAAGTCGAAGTGCCTAGTTATTGCTAAGATTCCTGGTTCGCGTCATGCGAGACGCGTAGATTTCCTCTTCTCGAGTCCAGAGGAATATGCTTTCGCCATTTTGTATTTTACGGGCAGTAAGGCGTTTAATACTGTAATGCGTGGACATGCTCTTACAAAGGGATATTCTCTTAATGAGCATGGTCTAAGTAAGGTCGTCAATAAAACCCAGGAGGAAAAGGTCACACAGGGATTCAATAGTGAAAAGGACATCTTTGACTTCTTAGGAATCGTTTATAAGGAACCAATTGAGCGTGTTGATGGTAGAGCTGTGGTTATTGTATCGACTGCATCTCCAAAAAAATCGAACACGATAAAAATAAAAGCGGCCATTAAACAACCCACCATTAAAATCATGGAAGAAGTTAAAGCTATTGAGAAAACGGGTTTCGGTGAACTGGATAAGTTGTCTCAGTCCGATCTAGAGGCATTGGTTAAAAAGGCAAACGACGCATATTATAATCAGAATCCTATCATGACCGACAATGAATTTGATATTGTGAAAGAGCTTCTGGAGAGAAAATTCCCGAAGAGCGATGTGCTCGGTGAAATCGGCGCGCCGGTCAAGAAAGATAAGGCGACGCTACCTTACGAAATGGCGTCCATGGACAAAATCAAACCCGATACCGGGGCGCTCGCCGCATGGACAAGCAAATATTTGGGGCCCTATGTGCTTTCTTGTAAGTTGGACGGCGTAAGCGGACTCTATAGCACCGAGGGTGACGTGCCCAAGTTATATACTCGCGGAAACGGAATCATCGGTCAAGATGTCTCACATTTGATAAAAGTACTCAATCTACCTAAGCATAAGGGGTATGTGGTTCGTGGCGAATTTATTATTCCCAAGAAAGTGTTTGAGGATAAATATAAGGAAAAATTCGCGAATCCGCGTAATCTGGTAGCGGGTATTGTGAATTCGAAAACAATTGACGAAAAGACGCGGGATCTACACTTTGTTACTTACGAGCTCATTAAACCGAATTCGAAGCCGAGCGATCAAATGAGAGCGCTAGTTTCTCTCAAACACGAAACTGTGCGTAACGAAACTGTCGACAAACTTACCAATGAATACTTAAGTGCGACGCTTCTTGACTGGCGTAAGGATTATGAATATGAAATAGACGGAATCATTGTAGCTGACGATTTAGTGTATCCTCGCGCCTCTGGTAATCCACAACACGCTTTTGCGTTCAAGATGGTTATTTCTGACCAAGTCGCCGAAGCAAAAGTGGTAGACGTCATTTGGTCGCCGAGTAAGGACGGCTATCTGAAACCTCGCGTGCGAATTGAGCCACTAAGACTTGGCGGAATTACCATTGAGTACGCGACCGGATTTAATGCAAAATTCATTGAGGAAAATAAGATCGGGTTTGGCGCAATGATTGAGATCGTACGTAGCGGAGACGTAATACCATTTATAAAATCGATCATCGTTCCGGCAGAACGTGCGCAAATGCCCGATTTGGCTTATAAGTGGACAGATACGCATGTGGATATTATTTTGGAAAACGCTTCCGAAGACGCCACGGTTCGCGAAAAAACCATCACGGCATTCTTTGTGGGACTAGAGGTTGATGGTCTTTCGACGGGTAACGTAAAACGTCTTATTAGTGCGGGGTTTGATACTATTCAAAAGATTGTCCATATGAAGAAAGAGGATTTTAAGAAGGCCGAGGGGTTCAAGGACAAATTGACTGAAAAGGTTTATACGAGTCTTCATGAGAAATTGGAGAAAGCGTCGTTAGTGGATATAATGGCCGCGTCGGGTCTTATGGGAAGAGGAATGGGACATAGAAAGATAGAACCGATCATTGAGGCGTTTCCCTCTATATTGACTTCGAAAGAGAGAGCCGCCGATAAAATTAAGATGTTGAAGTCCATTAAGGGGATAGGGAAAGAAAACGCCGAGACATTTGTTTCGAACATTGATAAATTCAATGCGTTTTATAGAGGACTGTTTCCTGGAAAAAGTCAACCCAAAAACTTATTGCGGCCTTCAGAACCAGATATTACAGACAAGTCTTCTCCGCTATATGGTAAAAAAGTGGTCATGACGAAGACGCGCGATAAAGATGTTATCGAATATTTGAAAAAGGTTGGCGCGGTCCTTGAGGATAATATGAAAAAAGATGTCTTCTTGCTTATTGTGAAATCGCATGAAGACGAGTCGAATAAAACGAAGTTCGCAAAGGAAAATGGTATTACGATAATGACGCCCGAAGAATTTAAGGCCAAATACAACTGAAATAATTTATCTACTTATTATAAATGAAACGAACCACCAGAAACATATTTTTAATTGCGGCTCTTTTATTATTGGTATTTTTTGTTGCGTTTTATTATTGTCGTAACAAAGAGGGGTTTGATAAAGTGAATCACATGGACGGCGTTGACGCCGTTTATTGGATAAATTTGGACCGTTCACCTGAACGTAAGAAGTCTATGGAATCTATGCTCAGTGAAGAAACTTTCAAGGATGTTCCAAACCATCGTATTTCAGCGACTGACGGTAAAGTGCCCGATAAAATGTATCAAAAAACAGGAGATTTTAAAAAGCAGGACGGAGTTACTGACTATGAATACGCTTGTCTTATTTCACATTTAGATTGTATTAAAGAATTTAGCAAATCCCAATACAACGTCGCCCTTATATTAGAAGACGACGCCACATTAGAGTTTAAAAAGTATTGGAAATCCTCTATGCGCGATGTTATTAAAAAGGCGCCGGAAGACTGGGAAATCATAATGTTATGGTATAACGTAGAGAAAAGGGGTTTTAATGAAGTCGAATTTAAAAAATACAAGCCAGGAGAGGATTTTTATACACTCGCCTATTTAATCAACAAAAAGGGCGCTAACAAATTTATTAATTCACATATAAAACAAGACAAATACATTTTTAATGATAGCGCACAACATAAGGCCGATTGGTATTTATATACTAATATGGTAACGTATTCTTATAAATTTCCTTATTTTATTTACAAAACGGATAATGATTCTCTTATTCACGACGATAATTTGAAATTTCATATCGCAAACAAAAACAACGCAATCGAAGAGTACGAAAAGCTCGCTACCTAAATTTCATCCAAATGTTACCTAATTTATTCTTTCCTAATACCACTATTTTACCGTCAATTACTATCCCCTTACCTTCCCATATTCTGCTGTTTTCTAATTTTTCTTGACTACACCTCATAGCTGGATGTATCAGTATTTTATTTCCACTCTTCAGTAGATCCCCTCTAACCTCTTCATAGTTCTCCTGCTTCCATTTACAGATATTATACTGGACATCTTCACTAACTGCCTCCCACAGTTTTAGTTCTGTGCTGTTTAACAATAACCCGCGCTTTCCACCCATTTTTTTAGCAGCAGCACCACCTTTATATTGAGATGGTTTCAAAAACGTCTTACCGTACTGTAACAATTGAGCCTTTCTGTCTTCACTTTCAGAAAGTAATCCAATTCTGATATATTTTTCTCCATGAAAACAATGTTCTCCGCTTTCATATATTCTTTGGTCTGCAATTACAACATCGTTTTCCCAAAAATTACTGAGTGATCTGTATTCTTTCTTTCCTGAAAAGAAATTAACAACGCCGCCCTCTAAAATCTTCTTTTCAGTCATTTGTTATTATCAATTATTTTTCATAAAAAGGGTATCAATTTTTATGAAAAGCATGATTTGTCTTTATTCGCTCACGGGCGAAAATGTTAATTGGTTCTCCATTAGAGTAAATCCGCCCACGGTTATAGTAGAATCCAGATTACCAAACTGCTGAAGTACCAAGTGAGGATAGATAACAGTGCCGATTAATTCATCTGAACGGCATAGTTCTTCTAATCGTACGTCTATAGGAACGGTGATAAATTTCGTATGTTCTATAATCTTATCTATTTTTTTATTATTGATTAATATAGCATGAGCGCCATACAAAGACCCTTTTTTATCAATTTTATATACGTTTTCCTTAATATTCTCACCATGATTGCTATAATTGGTACCTAAATACAACAAATCAAAATCTTTGTCTTTTAGTATCTCAATCGCACGATTCACATTCTTTAAAAAGTCGTTGTCTACTATATTAAAATCGTCTTCAAAATAAACTGAATATCCTGGTTGATTTCGCTCCTTTATGAGTTTATATATTTTGCTATGACTCATGTAACACCCGAGCTCTCCTTTTCTTTGCCTAGATTCTGGTTCGCCGTTACCTTTATATTTATCCGAAAGTATCTTTTGTTCAATCAATTCCTTTTGATTTAAATCGACACCCACCACCGCATCCACAACATTAATTATTAATTTACTATCGCCGGTTTTTCCGGTGTTTATTTTATCTAATTGTTTTTGGATATTAATTAAGCGGTTCTCTTTTTTCATCGAAATCACGTAAAACTCGATTTGTTTTTGTTCGTTTTCGTAAGTTTCTTGGTCATTTGAGTAATGTATCCATACGGAAATAACGATTAAAAGAATTAGTCCGACTATAAAATACCTTTTCATTTATATTATCCCTATATTTTTTCGGTAGGAACGGAATAGTAAATATATGTTTAGAATATAAATGTCTGATAAGTTGGTACGTGTTTATATCGAAATTGAGAAGGACAGTAATCTAAAGTATGAATTAAACAAAGAGACGAATCAATTAGAGATCGATCGCACATTACCATATCCTTATTATTACCCTTATGCTTATGGATTTATAGAGAACACGTTGGCTATGGATGATGACGAATTAGACGCAATAATATTAACGGATAAAAAGTTGTTGAATGACGCATGGTACGACGCCTATATTATTGGCGTTCTTGTGATGTCCGACGAAAAAGGTTTGGACGAAAAGATAATATGCGTTTTAGCAGAAGATTATGGATTGATCAATGATATTGAATTGATACCTGACGAAATAAAGGAAAACATTCATTGGTTTTTTTCGAATTATAAGAATAAGACGCCTGGAAAATGGTCTTCTGTGGAGGGATTCAAGAACAAGGATGCGGCCGTTCATATTTATGGTAAATCGTTAATATCGTGCAAAGTATAAAACGCTTTATTTGTTTGGAAAAATTCAAACAAATAATTAGACTCTTTCTAAGACGGTTAATCCGTTATTGTTAGTTAACTTTTCTATCAATTTCCATTCAGGATTTTCTGTTAAAAATTCGTCGATCGCCTGTCCTAATCCTATAGTAACTTCTTCGTACGTATAATTAAACTCACGCATTTTCTTTTCAATATCATGTTTATTACGAACGCTTTCGCTATGGATTTCATCTACAGTAGTATCATGCATGATTATATATTTCTTTATTATTTTACCGAACTTATTTAATTCCCGTTTTAATAAACCATAAACATGCCAAGTATCAATAAACACCAAATCATATTCACCGTCGACGTTTAAGTCCACATCAGGGCACCACGCATATTCAATTTTTATACCAGTGGATGGTGTGTTGGCTATTATTTCCGTAACATCACAAGGTGATATATCGTTTAATATCATTTTTTTTTCATTAATGCGTTCACTGGATAAAAGTCCATGCAACAATGACCAACAAGAAACGCAGCGTCTCACACCACATTCTATTGCGCTATCACACTTGGACGCATATTTGAAAAGAACCGGGAGGTGCTCATTAATATCAGATTTCGTGTTACATAACATTTCATACTTCTTATTAATAAACTGTCGTTTTTCGTCCATTTTATATAATATTAAAATATATTAAAACTGCAAGGAATTGATTACAATTTATTCTCTAAACATTATAATTGACTTCATCTCCCGAAAAACAGTTTATTAATGTCGCATTTCATCTTATTATTTGTAATATCATCTACGTATTCATCATGAGTATAGTTATTGGAATTACGATTATTTTTATTATCATTGTAATAACCGAAAATACTGGGGTCGTTAAGTAATTCAGGCTTTTCGCGAATACATATTATTCCAAATACGCGCTCCATGGCCATTCTATCGTCTCTATTGTTTACGCTATTTAATAGTCGAACCATATCATATTTTTCGAATATCCTTTTCAAAAAGTCGTATTGTATAACAGACATTACTCCCCAGCAACCCTTCCAGCTATTTTTATCTCTAAACGTAGTTATAAGTTTGTCTTTTTCTTTTAAAACGGATAAAATGCGTTCTATGTTTCCTGCATCTTCACTCTCGCCAGCATTAAAATACCATAAAAATTTAACATCAGGTACTTCGGCGGCGGGTATCTTATTGTTTATGAAAACGGAATCGTGGATAAAAATTGCTTTATCAAACCATTTATTTTTATAAAAGTAATAATAGGGCAATAACTCGCCACGTTTCTTAAATTCAGAATCAATAACTTCACAATTACTCAAATCAACGCCATCCTGTGTGACGAATTCATAATTAGAATTGTCGTCAATGATTATAATTTTTTTACTCGGATACACCTTACGTAATTGATTTATACACATCTTCCAAATTTTATTCGTTTCCTTTGAATTAACGTGTCTTGTTATTATAAACCCAAATTCGCCATCCTTTGTCCCGTTTCCTTCTAAAACAAAACTTTCATCTGTCTTTGAGAAAAAACCAGAACCGGCGTATAAACATACGCATAATACTATTATTAACAGAGCTATAAGAATTGCTTTTTTATGATATATCATTAATATTAAAATATATTAAAAATAAATCTAAATATAAGCCGGAACAGAATCTACGTCTAATGCGTATTTTACGGAGGCGATGGATTCCTTTGTAAGATATTTACTGAAATACTTGAATTTCAACTGATTTTCAGGGGTATGCTTATGAACGGTTCTCGAAATCATCTTATATAATTTGAAATTGGGATAACGATCTTCTCCGCTCTTTTTATACAGGACGTTCTTTTTGTTATCATCCTCGCACCAGCGCTTAATCGTTTTTTGGAATTCGTCTAGGTTCTCATCTTCGTCGTCGTTCATTACAAAATCATATATCGATGTACCTAAACGAGCCAAATCAAAACTAAGGTTGGGTTCTAATCTGGGTTTTTTTTCATTAAAAAACGGTTCGCAATTGTACTGCGTTGCCGCATCTCCTCCTGGCGCAAAACTATCACTACAAAATATGCGCCCTTGAAATTTATATATTGCCCGACCGAAATCAATGATTTTAAATATTTTTCCGTAAGTAGGCACTTTATATACCTTACCATCAAATTTGTAATATAAAAATTCTTGGTCCGTTTTCACATACATTACGTTATTCGTATGTAAATCGTTATGTGTGAATCGAAAGCACTTTTGAAAAAGCAAAAGCGTCATAATGATTTGGAATAATATAGCGGATCCGTTTTCTTCGTTGACTTGATTGTTCATGAATAACTCATCTAGGGTGCCGTCGCATTTTTCCAAACATATCATTTGCACGGGGAAAGTATTGATATACGCGGAAACGTATTCGTCATCATTAGACTGTTCTTGGGATGAACCGGACTCGGTTTCCCACGAGCCTTCATCGTCTTCGTTTTCACTTTCGTCTTCGCTACTATAGTTCAGTTCGCTATCATTCGAAGAACTTGATGTTGATGTGTCGTCGCTATCGTTCTCCTTTTTCGCGTTTTCATAAACTAATTCACCAACATCTTCATTATTTAAGTCAGAATCTATGTTTTCGTCGAGCTGGACTGCGTCTATAGATAATACGTCAGATGAAATGTTTAGCTTTAATTTATTCCCGCGAGAACCAAAATTTTTATAGTCTTGGTGTGTATCGTGGTTCACAAAAAAATGCTTACCTAGATTGTCTTTGAAAAACGACGATGAACTAACGTATTCTAGATCATCTGCTATATCCATTTTATATCGATCTTGTACACCAAGAAACGAGCCATAATAATCAAGACAATTCAACGCGCCATGATGGTTAAGTAACTGGCTGTTTAAATAGCAAAAAAAATTATCTACGTAAGATCTGTTATTATAAGACGACAACTGGGGAAGGACTTTATTTTCAAGGTTTGGTAATGTTCTCGTTGAGTCGTCAGACAAATCGAATTTTCCAATCATAAAGCGGAGGGGATCTAACAGAGGGGAATATTTAATGAAGATGGGACGAGCCAATTCTTGTTTTGATTCAATATCTACAACTGTATTCAAATCCTTGATATGGTATTTATGATTAAATGCGATGCGACCATAGTTTTTTTCATTCAATACGAAAAACTCCGAATAGATCGGATTATAATTTTGCAACTGCGCAATACGGAATGGATTGTAATCGTATCGTATATCTTCTTCTGTGGGGTCATAGGATTCTTCTAAAGTTTTCAAGGATGGAGGAGCGGTTTTCGAATAATGGATTTTAAAAGATTCACTCATCGATTTGAGAACTTCTGTATGGTATTTTTGAATATTTTTCTAAAGGCAGTTTGAACCTAATGAATAAAACATGATATTGGGTTAAAATCATAATTTTTAATGTATGAAAATATATATCATATATCCATGACTTTAGAGTTAAAAAAATTCGATATGCGTGCGATCACATTTAAGCCAGATGAGAATAAAGGTCCCGTAATAGTAATGATAGGACGTCGTGATACTGGTAAGTCTTATTTGGTAAGAGATTTGTTATTTTATCACCAAGATGTTCCCATCGGAACAGTTATATCAGGAACAGAAGCGGGTAACGGATTTTATGCTGCGCACGTCCCTAAATTGTTTATTCACGAAGAATATAACACGGTGCTAATTGAGAACATTTTACGCCGGCAAAAAGCAGTGCTTAAACAGGTAAATAAAGAGATTGAGACCTATAATAGAACCACAATCGATCCTCGTGCCTTTGTTATTTTAGACGATTGCTTGTATGACCAATCATGGACACGCGATAAGATGATGCGACTTTTGTTCATGAACGGACGTCATTGGAAGATCATGCTTATCATCACAATGCAATATCCTTTAGGCATACCTCCCAACTTGAGAACCAACATAGATTATGTTTTTATTTTGCGAGAACCTTATCTTACAAATCGAAAACGTATCTGGGAGAATTATGCGTCTATGTTTCCCACACTCGAGTCCTTTTGTGCAGTCATGGATCAAACAACAGAGAATTATGAATGTTTGGTCATAAACAATAATGCGAAGTCGAACAAACTCAATGATCAAATATTCTGGTACAAAGCGCAAAACCACCCCGATTTCCGTCTTGGCTCGAAAGAATTCTGGGAGATTTCTAAGGGAATGGGTTCTGACGACGAAGATGAGGCGTATGACCCGAGCAAAGGTAAGAAGCGGTCAGGACCGGCGATAAATGTGAAGAAAACGAAGTGGTAAAAAATTGATATTTATTTGTATTTATTCACGAAACAATAAATACAGAAATGCGCGGTAAACGTTGCTCTGGCGGACAACCAAACTGCAGAAACTTTATCGGCGATTATAAAGATGTAGACAATGTAGGTTGTTGTAAACAATGCGACGATTATATCGACGAAAATCCGTATGATCCTTACTGGGAACAAATGGAACAAGCTTTTGGCGATTCCCTGGAATACGAAGAAGCAGAAAAAAGCGGACTATTAGAACACGTAGGCGGTTATGAAAAAGCATTTGAAAAGTTCCAAGAGACATATGAGCCTTGGCCCATTATGCGCAGAAGAATGGCTAAGAAAAACAAATGAACAGAGATAAGACAATAGTATATTTTTTCTATGTCTATTACAAATAAACATAGAAATGCAAAAGGAAATATTCATAAACGAACATTTAGATGCTTATCGAAATGATGAAAAAATAGTCCGTGCTCTAGACGGACGCATATTATTAAATCACGACGAATTCGTCAAATGGTATAGCCCTCCCAAAATTAAAATGAGCGCACGTCTTTTGACCAAAGGCATAAACCGCCAACCCAGCTTAGAAAAAATGGAAACGGTTTCTAGCGCTGTGCTCGAACTTATGGCGGAAAGCGTTTGCGAGAAGAAAATTGGTAGAGAATACGGAATAAGCGCCATTAACAGATTAAAGAAAAGCCATTTTGATATTCTGGTTCTAGTAGAATCCAACTATCAATCGATTAAAGCGGCAGAAGGTCATACCAAGACCAAAACGGCGTCAAATAAAAAAATAAACAGCGTTCTCGGATTTATTATTGTTGAAAAAGGTGAATGTAAACGCTTACCGAATGCTTATTCTGTAAACTTAATATGTGTGCGTTCAATAAAAGAAAAAGCAAAAGGCTCTATATTATTAGGCGCCTATTTATATTGTATCAAAAAGTTTGGTCAACGATACGGTTTATTAGAACTGGCTGGCGGATATAAAAACACCGCTGGATTTTTTGCATATTCTAAAATGGGGTTCATTAAGAACACATCACTTTTTGATAATCGCTGCTTTACCGATTATGGTAATCTTCCTATGTCGATTGATATCGCAGAATATAGATACACGGACTTTATAGATTATGCAAGCGGACATCGGAAATTCACCAATTTCCGCGATGATACTGGATTTTTAGATATAGTTCCTGAAAAGGGAAATCGCGCGCAAGAACATTTACAAATGGAAATCGCGCGTTATTGTAATTTTCTTTACCGAATGCCTTTTATTTATGACGGTCATTTACAATTAAAAAGCGAAGACGACAAAAATTTGATGTTTGATATTTACGACGCTTACGACGACCCAAGTCTAGACGACTGTATTGATTATTTATATGAATCTATTGAAGACCTTAGTCGTAATTTTCATGAATCTAAATATCCAGCAACACAAGAAGAACCGGAGCCAGTTAAACAATCTATAGATAAATCTAAAACAAAAACACTGAAACAAAAGTTGGCGAAATATAAAAGCTTTAGTAAGAGGTCAAAGACAGAGAAAAAGTCCGAGTCTACAATCAGTAGAAGGCAAAGAGGACCAGACAACGTTTTGGTGAAATTTTAATAATAAAATCTTCAAATATTATATAGATGATATTCATTAAACACATAAAAAATTTTGCGTCAAAAATCGATACGAAATATGTTGTTGTGAAGTTTTTCCTTACATTAATTATAACTATTTTTTTCTCTTGTTTAGCAGCACTAGTATACAACTATATTCAATATATATCTAATTTTTCTTCTTCTCCTCTAGCAAATAACAATAAAATAATTATTGAAACGGTAAGTCACGTTTCCTATTATGCAATTTTAACCGTGGGAATTATGTTTGTTTTGGTTGAGCTTGGATTCAATTTAAATACAATACTCGTTGTTTTAGGCAGCATAGGATTAGCCATAGCACTAGCGGTAAAAGATAGCATAACAAATGTAACGTCCGGATTCATGATACTGTTTCTTAACTATTATAATATTGGTGATCTGGTGGAAACATCTAATGTAATGGGTTTCATTAATTCTTTTAATTTGTTTAATACCACCATCAAAGATTTAGACAATGTATTAATAAACATCCCCAATTCGTCAATGTTAAACAATGCACTAACAAACTATTATAAAGAAAAAACCATGAAAGTGTCTTTGATAGTGAGTGTATCCAATTATGAAAAAACGACAAACATAGAACAGTTATCCAGAGCACTAACTGATGCTTTGTCTGAAAAATGTGAGTTCATCACAGACAAAAACGATATAAAGATCAATGTCGCCGATTTATCGAAAGAAGGCACGCGATTAAAGGTTAAATTTCCAATAGAAAGCATAAATTATTTAGCGGCGAAAAATATGGCTCATAATATTGTTCGCGAAACGTTAAGAGAAGAGGAGGTCTTCTTGTTAGATTATTATTATAAGGACAAATAAAACAATTGACTCTAATCAATGAGACGACTATGACTCATTAAAAAAGTATCGATCGACTCTTTTTCATGAAACTTTACATGTTTATCATTAAATACCATTTTATATGTTCTCGGTCTACTAAAATTAGCATTGATCGAAAATGTACGTTCTGAGTGTTTGCGACCAAATTGTTTATTGTACTCGTAGAACCGCTTGATTTTATTATAATATTCAGTCACGTAATTTTCCCTCTTTGTCTCATTCATTGAATACGTTCCTTTATAATATAACTCCAAATAGGGTTTCATTATATGTATTAAACGATCTCTGGGAAAGTCCTCGTCTATTTTTATTTTTTTACCTATTTTATCGCTTTGTAACATATTAACGATTTCAAAATATAGCTCATCCTCATCGGCGCCGTTAATATATTGTTTTATAGAATAATCTCGTATCAATTCCTCATTATCGTCTGCGTAAACAGTCAAATTAAAGTTTGATATGAAAAACTGATGTAACATAGGAGGCATTACAAAACAAGTGCGACGAATAAAAAAATAGATATTATATAACGTCGACTTATTGAACGGTAAATTCGTATAAGGATTTTTACAAGGCAGTGGTTCGGCCACAAAGAAAAACGAATTTCCTAGCGACGTGTTTAAAATATTTATCAAATCCGTGATTGCAAACAGATATTTTTTATTGTTTTGTACTACGGAGAAAACGCGGGGCTGCGATTCCGAAAGCGGTCCCAAATACATATCTTTATCAATTAATATCTTGGTCATTTTAAATTTACAAGTATACGCAAATTTTGATAACACATGATAAATGCGCTGAATTTTTGTAAAACACGATATGAATTTTTGTATTGCGTTTTCATTCATAAATATGTTTTCCAATACTCCTTGTAAAAACAAAAACTTGGACCGGGTAGTTATTTCGTTTTTGGTCATATACATTATTAAAAACTGTTTCTCTACTCCGTGTCTTTGTTCATAGGGCAATTCCGCGTCGAGTTCTCTCTGTTTTTCATAATATGAAAACGTCTTTTCGGAAGAACCATCCAAATATTCGATTGCTGGCTTTTTACTATATATTTGATTGAACGTTGCTTGGATAATTTGGGAAAATGTATGCATTTGTTCATCTATTTTGCGAAATTATGTTTATATTGTTTTTGTAGTTGAAACTTCGAAACAGAAGTATTGTATGTTAAAATATTGTTTTTGTAATCTAATATTGCGACTTAATATGCAGTGAAATCTTTTTAGCGGAAATTATATTTATTCAATATATAATGCCGACGTTTACCGACGCGCAAAAATCGGATATAACATCTTACGTAAACGCTTATCGTTCTAAAAACCAGGCGCCCGCACTGCTATGGGACGACTCCATCTATTCTGCATCTCAAGCCTGGGCTGATCGTTTACTCAATGTTCATTTGATGCAACACAGCGGTAATCCTACGTATGGAGAAAATTTGGCTTATTTTAAAGGATACGGCTCAGATTTGATACAGCTTATTAAAAAGGCCATCGACGCCTGGTATAGCGAAATCGCTCTTTATGATTTTTCGAAACCGGGTTTTTCGGATACGACCGGCCATTTTACTTGTTTAGTATGGGTTTCAAGTACAAAATTCGCAATGGGAATTTCGTTCGACGGCGCTACAAATGAAGCCTATGTTGTTATGAATACATCACCCCCCGGAAATTACGTTGGCGAATTCGCGCAAAATGTTCTCCCGTTACTTGGCTCTGGGCAAACTAAACCCACCGGCACAGGAACCGCAGTGGCTCTTCCTGGTGATCTACAAACACACAAACGCGAAATTTTTCAGCAATTATATAATATTGTCTATGCACTAAACACAAATCAATCAAAGACGCTTATTATATCTATTGTAAACAATATTATACGTCAGATCAATGGATACCCTAATTTTTAGAAGTTTTTATATAATGGATATATAACTAATGCAATCAAACAACAGAGTATCTAGAATAAGACCACCTCCATCGAAAAGCAAATCAAAGACACTAAAAACTATCAGTGAAGAGGCGGAAGATCGACAAGACGCACAAGATATTATGCCTCCAGTTCCGCCGAGCGATCTACCCCCACTTAAGCAATCAGATAGCCCGGAACAAGATTTAGCATTACCGTATGAACCTACAAAATCGTTAAGAATGAAGGATAGAAAATACGAATCGCGTCTATCCACAAAAAAAAGCTTTAGAAACACAAAAGAATGGGCGGATGAAATTAAAGGGGTATCTACCATTTCATCGTTCGCAAAATTATTTGTGCGACAAAAAAAAGATTTAAACGATAAAAGAAAAGACGAAAATATTAATGAAATAGATAGTGATCTTAGGTTAAAAAGAAAAAGAGAATTCAATGGGGCAATTCGTGCGTGCAAAGAAACCGTGAATAATCTAATTTCGTTGCCTAGCTATTTCTCATCCCCAGATGTTCATAGTTTCATATTTAAGCTGCAAAATTTTATTATCGAATTAAATAACAATATTTTAAATATAAATAACGAAATACAACTTAATCGACCTCTGATTTATGACGACGTCGATCCAGCAGCAGAAGAACTAGCGTCCTCTAAATCAGGTGGAAAACGAAGACGCAAAAAGACATTAAAAAAACATAGAAAATAAAAATTTATTGATGTTATCAACAAATTTTTCGCTTTGTGTAGGGATCGAACCTACGACCTTTCGGTTAACAGCCGAATGCTCTACCGACTGATCTAACAAAGCACGGTTTTGCTTACGCATAATTATTAATCCACGGGTAAATTCTCTACCGTGTCTTCGTTCGCCTTATTGGCGTTTTCGTAAAGCGCCTCGTTATAGAGACGAGTGGACTCCGCGTCAGCGACCTCACGCTCCTCGAAATTCACCGTTTCCTTCACGCCAATCAAATTGCCCTCTTCGTCTATCGTCTGTGTGAGCACATTGCCCGACTTAGCAGCCAACTTGATGTTCTCTTCAATCGCCTTCTTCTTGGTTTCCTTAATGCGACGATCAAATTCCTGCTTTGCCTTCTCCTCATTCTCCAACTTCGCCTTATGAAGCTCATTGAGCTGCTCTTCCATGTACTCCATACGACCCGTCTTATAAGCATCCGGATCCCAGGGCATCCACATTCCGACCGGACCCACGAAAATATCGTGATGGGGATCCATCTCACGCAACTTCTTACACTTCATTTCCGCCTCCTCTTGAGTAGGAAAAACACCACGTAACTTAAGTCCACGCACTGACGTTTGAAACGCATGCTCACGGTTGAACTGCTCATTCAAATTGTCTTCGTGCTTATCCAAAAAGTTCTTATAATCGTCGAGAACCGACGCCTCTCTCAACTTTGACTGCTCTTCTGTCTTAAACTCGTCGAAGTTCTTCATCACGTCATCGGGTTTAAGGCTATATTTATAGCACATGAACTGAACAAATTCACTGAACTTTTCCATAGATTTAGCAAATTCCCATTGCTTCACAAACTCGTCAAATAAATAGATTTCGCGCTTTTTCAAAATCTTTTCGGGAGACACGAAGGATATGCATGCAAACTTTTGACCGGCTATCGGCGGATCTTCGTCGCACAAATCAATATATTTAGGATTCGGACTTCCATTATCTAACGTTTTCTTTTCGAACGCGGACATATTGATATTCATCCAAAATATTGTTTAAGTGATTTAGGGATTATTTATTTATTTATTTCGAAGCCTTTAGTTTTTTTGTTTCTATAATATATAACTCAGATAATGAGCGGCATGGTTAACTTTTCCGAACTCGTCAAGCGCATCATCAAGTATTTGGTTCTCGGCATCGTTATTTCCCTTGTTGCCGTGGTCATCCCCAAAAAGTCGCTTAATTTAGAAGAGGTCATTATTTTGGCCCTTAGCGCCGCGGCTACCTTTAGCATTCTCGACGTGTTTGTTCCCTCCATCGGTGAGTCCGCTCGTGCCGGTGCTGGTTTCGGAATCGGCGCTAACTTAATTGGCGGTCTGCGTATGGTATAAATAGTCGTCCTATAAAATAATAATAATATCTGCTATTATTTTATAAATATGGCCAAACGTGTCGTATGCCGCGGAAAGTCCACGAAGACATGTAAGCGTCATTATAAAAAGTGCAAGGTCGCGTCTGGTACCAAGCGCACTTTTTGCCGCAAGAGACGTAATATCACAGCGAAGAAGCGCAATTAAATAAATATGTTTACTGATAACATATTTATACCGTCGGGAAAAATTCCCAGTCCAAATCATTACATACCTTCTTCCATATCATATCCTGCTCTAACTGCTTTTCGCGATCTTTCATCATCGGAATATAAGGCAAATACTGGACCTGGTCCAACAGGACACATAGCTGATAAAGTGTATACGTATAATTGAAAAAATTTGTGCGATTTGCCGGGCAATGTACAGCCCAGGGTTTCTGAATTTCAATAAAAAGCACACATAGCGTCTCATGTAACTCTTCATTCATAATTGGCGGTTTAATACCAAATAGGGAATTTATATATTGAATGTGTTCGAAATATTTGTTAAGACCCAATTTACGTAATATCTCACGCATTTTATCGTAATTTATTAATTTCACATCTTTGATGCGTTCCTTCTTGATACGATTACGAATGGCTTCGATCACCTCTTCAGGTATTTGCGTGGTTTCTTTGGCCTGGAACTGCGACAAAATCTCCTTGAAATGGTTGAGACGAATATACGCGGTATACGAAACCTCATTGGGCGGCTCTTTATTCGTGGGCTTCGAACTATCAATGATATATGTGATGAATTTACCGCAATTTTTATTATTACATATTAAAATACCCTCTTCGTCCTGCGGGATCATTTCACCCTGAAAACAGGCTTCGCATATATCAGATTTCACCACAAAGTCTTGTACATTGATGATATCGCCATTCACGTTTCGCCAATAATTTTGGTAAGATCTCTTGGCTTGGTTATATTTGTCGTTGTTAGGATCAGAGGCGTCGACGGACTTCGCCTTGATTTTGAAGAAGGAATTGAGAACCATGGAATTTTGATTATTATCACCCGTATTGATTTTCTTCTTCTCTTCAAAGTAATCAAAAATATATTTGGAGTTGTCTAAAAGGTATCGTTTTTTGGCGTGTTTTAGATCCTTTATTTTACGCTGAATAGCGAGAACTTTATCTCTTATGTCCATGTACGCATCGATTTCGTGCTCTTTTAGATTTGGTATAAGCGATTTAAGGCGCTCTTTTTCGGCGATCAAATTGGGAATCGTTGTCGTTTCACTATCATGAAATGATTGAAGCATCTCCGTATGTTTTTCATCTATTGTATTTGTAGTTTTGGGTACGAGTTTCTTTGAATTTTGATTCATTTATTTGTGGTTTTATGAATAAATGAAGCGGATTTTTTATATTGATTTTATGCGATTAATGTTACGAGGGAACCAAGGTTCCCCTAAACAACGCGTCGCGTTGTAAGGTTGGAGGCCACTTTTTGGCCTCTGTACCCGTACCCCCTCCTATATACGATAATTAAAAATTAATGTTTGCGGTTCTTGCGTTTCGTGTTCTTCTTATTGGATTTTTTGTTGGTGCGTTTCGTACGACGTTTTTTGAGGGTTTTTCGAGAACCTCCTACGCCGACCCCGATTGGTTGTCTAAAAACAGTTTCATATTCCTTTTTTGGTTCAGAACCTCGAGTGATCTGTTCGTCTTTTTCGATATAATAAATTCCTATTTCGTCACAGGTATCACCCTCTAAGTCTGTTATTATTTTTTCCGCCAAATTATTTAATTCTTGGTCTTCTTCCTCTTCAACCTCTTCCTCAATAGCGGCATCTAAAAGCGTTTCGACAGGCTCACTTCCATTTTCTATCGCCTTTAATAATTCATCTATATCTGTTTCGATTTTATCTTTTATAATGGCTTCCGTATTCGAATCTTCTTCTGATTCTTGAGCATCTATTATGTTTTCAATAAAAAAACAGGAATCCAATAAGAGCTCTAAATAAAATTCCTTTTGTAACTGCGCATCATTTGTGTTTTCTGTCTCTATTAATTCTGCACCGCCGCGTTTTGTCGTTTTTTTAGGAAGAACCTTGCGTACTGTGGCGATAACTTTTTTTGCAGATTTATAAACCTTTCCTTTGTTACTTTTTGGTTTACGGGCCCGCTCTTTATCTTTTTCCTCCGCATCAAGTTGCGCTTTGTATTCTAATTCTATCCATTTTCCCAACCATTTCACGGAATATTTTACTAATATACTATCTATGATTTGGAATAAAAATCGATCTAGATTTTCGTTTGCCGTTTTACCGCGAAGTTTAGAATTTGCTTCCGCGCACCATGCCTCATAATCTCTTTTAATATTAGAAGTAATAACTGTCTCTCCTGTCTCATCAATGGCTCGTCTTAATGTAGAATCATATTCTGTCGCATATAAAGTAGTGGGGCTTTTTCTTGGTCTCATAATTTCGTCCGTCAAATATTTTATGTCTTCATCGTTTGTTGTCCATTGATAATTATCGTTCATTCTTAATCCCACAATAGATGTTTTTGTTTGATTACAATGCACATGAGAATTCGCGTAAGCCACAAATTTTATAGATTGCGCCGCTAACATACATGATATAAAACTCGCCCAAATTGCACCCTTGTGTTCACACTCTCCGCATGAGGTTTTTTTCCCGTCGGGGCAATTAAAATAACACCAAACCGGGTTACCACATAACCAGCACTTTCCGCCATATAATCGTCTGTTGTAAGTATCCGTTTTGTAATTGTAAACTAGTGAAATATTACCGCCGCCGTTTTTAGTTTGATACAATTTTCCGGCTATTGACGGATGAGGAGGATTCCTTCGACTATTAAAATCGGCAACACCTTCTTGCTGAGTGCCCGGTTCGGGTCTGTCGGTGCATATATTTTTTATTATTGTTGTTCTTCTCGCTACTGATAAAAATCTTTCGACCCCGTCTTTGTTCATTACGGTTAAGCATTCTGTTTGTGGCGCAATCAAATCCGTAACTTGATCTCTTACGTCCGTTTTTCCCACCGTTTCTCTTTGAAACATATCCATTAAAGAATTGTATTGTTCGAAAGTGTTAAAACTTTGCCATCCGTTTTGGTTTCTAGGCAATCCTTCTTTTAAGCTTTCCAGTGTTATAGGAAATTTTAGTCTATTCGACGGAAACCCAAGGTCCTTTTTATCCACCGAATCATAATAATCGTAAAATTTTGTCTCCAAAGTACGAAGGTGAGCTTGCGAAACTGGGAGGCCGCCGCCCATGCCTTTTGTTTTATATTCAGCCCTTTTTTTTTCGAATCTATCGTTCGACTCGTATGCGCTAGCCAATACTTTATTCACGCCTATTTTTTTAGTTTTTTTTACCGTAAGTTTCGGAGGCATATTTATATTATCGCCACAAATTAATTGTTTCGTAAAACCGCCGTTTTCGTATTATGTCCATATTATAATGGACTTCCCACTAAATTCGCCATCCAATATCCAAATGGATCGCAAACAGTTTCAAAAAATGGTATTTATAACCAATGCCCTCGACCAGGGCTGGTCCGTCAAAAAATCGCAAGACTCCTACATTTTCACTAAAAAGCACGAAGGACGGCGCGAAATATTCCAAGAAAACTATTTAGAAAATTTTATTGTACAGAATGCGACTTCTACGGATTTTCTGAATCCGCCTAGAAAATCTTAAAATCCCTCGGAATAAATAAATATAAAAGCTGTTTAGGTAACAAATATTTAATCATTGTGAACCGTATCGTTTATAGAGTCAAACCATTAATTAATTAATTTAGCAATTTCTCCAGAAATTATTTTCTAGGGAAGGTATATACCAAAAATGGGCGGAGCTCTTATGCAACTTGTCGCTTACGGTGCTCAGGACGTGTTCCTCACGGGAACACCCGAGATTACTTTCTGGAAGGTGTCTTACCGCCGCCACACCAACTTCGCCATGGAGTCTATTGAGCAGACTTTCTCTGGCCAGGCTGACTTCGGTCGCCGCGTTACCTGCACGATCAGCCGCAACGGTGATCTTTGCTACCGCACTTACCTCCAGCTCGTTCTCCCCGAGATCAACCAGAACATGAACTCCACTGGTGGCCAGGGTGTCTGGGCCCGTTGGCTCGACTTCATCGGTGAGCAGATCATCGCCCAGGTTGAGGTTGAGATTGGTGGCCAGCGCATTGACCGTCAGTATGGTGATTGGCTCCACATCTGGAACCAGCTTACCCTCTCTTCTGAGCAACAGCGTGGTTACTTCAAGATGATCGGCAACACCACTGCCCTCACCTACATCTGCGACCCCACCTTCGCCGCTATCTCTGGTCCTTGCGCTGCCGCCGGTGGCCCCGCCCAGGTTTGCGCTCCCCGCAAGGCTCTCCCCGAGACCACCCTCTACGTACCCCTTCAGTTCTGGTTCAACCGCAACCCCGGACTCGCCCTTCCCCTCATTGCTCTCCAGTACCACGAGGTCAAGATCAACATTGACTTCCGCCCCATTGGTGAGTGCCTCTGGGCCGTGACGGACATCCGCAGCAGCGCCTCCGGCACTGTTTCGGCCTCCGCCGCCTACCAGCAATCCCTCGTTGCCGCCTCCCTCTATGTTGACTACATCTTCCTCGACACGGACGAGCGCCGCAAGATGGCCCAGAACCCCCACGAGTACCTCATCGAGCAGCTCCAGTTCACCGGTGACGAGTCCGTCGGCTCCTCCTCCAACAAGATCAAGCTCAACTTCAACCACCCCTGCAAGGAGCTTATCTGGGTTGTCCAGCCCGACGCCAACGTCGACTACTGCGCCTCCCTTGACCCCACCACCGTGCTTTTCCGCACGCTCGGTGCCCAGCCCTTCAACTACACGGACGCCATCGATGCCCTCCCCAACGCCATCCACGCCTTTGGTGGCCCCGAGGACACCCAGGGTGCCGCTGGCTTCATCAACGCCTCTGGCCTCTTCCAGATGGCCGGTGCTGATGACTCCGCCAAGGCTTCCAACTACTGGAACGTCGGTGGCCAGGCCGAGACCCCCTTCGCCAACGCTGCGCAGACCACCTCTGGCTCCACTGTCTCTGATGCCGGCACCTTCGTGCTCGCTGAGACCGCCCTCGACATGCACTGTTGGGGCGAGAACCCCGTCGTCACGGCCAAGCTCCAGCTCAACGGCCAGGACCGCTTCTCTGAGCGTGAGGGTTCTTACTTCGACGTTGTCCAGCCCTTCCAGCACCACACCCGTGCCCCCGATTGCGGCATCAACGTGTACAGCTTTGCCCTTCGCCCTGAGGAGCACCAACCCAGCGGTTCGTGCAACTTCTCGCGCATTGATAACGCTGTGCTCCAGCTCGTGCTCTCGTCGGGCGCTGTTGCCGGCACGGCCACCGCCAAGGTCCGCGTCTATGCCGTGAACTACAACGTGCTCCGCGTGATGTCTGGTATGGCTGGTGTTGCCTACTCCAACTAAACGTACTATAGTGTGCGTTTTATTATTAAAATTATAAAAAATTAATATAAGATATTAGTTCTTATATTAATATGGTGTTTTGCTCCCGCGGATTCATGAGCAATCAGTAAGACGTTGCTTCTCCGACCGGAGGACCAAGATTTAAAGGGGGTTCATATTATGAACGTCCTTTGTTTTTTGCTTTCCAAAAACAAAAGCAAAGCATTTATGCTTTAATATAAAATAAATTAATAGCACCTATGTCTCCGTTTTATTATGTATCTTATTATATTCATTAACAATATCTTCTTTTTTAATATGCGATTGAAACCAAACTATATCATCGAGGCAAATATATGTATCCTCTTCGCACGACGCATATTGTTCATCTAAAATATACTTCGCGCAAAACTCGGCGGTTAGATCTTGATATTTTATTAAAGCCCATTGACTCAGTGAACCGATGTTTTTCTCTAATATAGCGACGTCATATTTCGCGCATTTTAAATCATAATCAGTTATCGACATAGACGAATTAATGATACAACTTTAATTCGTTTTTACAATGATTTATAGATGTAAATCCATCATATACCGTATTACTAAAGTGAAAAGCACAGTATGAACGACAAATCCTAAAGGCGTCGGGCATCCATTACCTGTAGCGGTTTGTCCAATGAAACGCGACAAAAGCGAATTTACTAAGCTAAATGTCCAGTGATTAAAAAACACTATGAGTACAAGCGTTGTATAGAGAGTAAATCTCCACTTATCTGAGGCAGTGGGCGCGGCCATTATATAATATACGATAGATTATATAATCTAGCGACGTGATGTTTTTCGCTTGTTTTTGCGAGAACCCTTTCTCTTGGAGCGTCGCGTTTTTCTTCTGCGTTTTTTTGAATTTAAAAACGAACCACCAATAGCTTCCGGATTAGTTGCGGCTATGGTTTCCTCTTTTGTAGCTGCTACTGCTTGCTGAAAATTCTCTTTCTCCTCACTTATCGTATTATCCAACTCTTTTATTTCAGGTTGTTCACTTATAATCGATTTATCAAGATTCATTAATTTTTGCGGATTTATTTTATTAACGTCAAAGTTTGATATTTGTTGACCGGGCGGAAGTAATTTATTTATTTCAGGTAACGAAGCTTGTATTTTTGTTTTATCAATATTCTCTGTTTCAACATTGTTAAGAACGGATTCTGTTATTTTTTCATCAGGTTCGATTAAGTTATTTAATTTCTCTAATAAACTACTTAATTCACTCATTCTGGGTTCATAAACATATTCTAATTTTATTTTATAATAAAACGGATCATCGGGATCGGTTCCCTTTTCTATATTTTTTTTGTTTATAAGTAGAGCATACGAATTCATTTTATATAATTCTTCTATTCCTGCTTTAATTTGCTCGTAATGTAATGCTATAAAAACGTTAATCAACAACTTATGCGCGTTTTTTTCTTTTTCATCAACGCTCTCAGCACTGTTAATTAAAACATTCATATAATCTATGATATTTCTTATATATTTATCTATACCATGAATCGTTGTATTATGCTCGCGCATAGTAAGTTGATTGTATCCCAGAATTATATCTTTTACGTAAGTAGGACTAAATTTCGTGTTCACTGTTCTACATACGTCTACTTGATAAATATTACATACTCTGTTAAAAAAATATTTACAATTGGATATCTCTTCATAAAAAGACCATAAATTAATCGATAAATTAGAAACTTTTTCTTTCATTTCTGGTGTAGCAATATCTTTTAACGAATTATAGTCTTTGTTATACTCTATGAATTTAATTATGTTAATTACTATTCTTATCATTTGGATCGGTTTATATAATGCGTATTTCGGTACAGCTCTCACTAATAAAAGAATAATCATAGCTACTATATAGATTATGGCGAACGGAAAACCTATTACCCCCGCCGCTATATTTACGATAGCCTCGCCTAATGCAAAGCCCAGAACAATCATTATAGCCAACTTCGGATTTTTTTCTGGAGTTATTCCTAATATTATTTCAGTGCCCATCTATATTATATCTAAATAATAAAATTACCTATATTATTATTCGTCAAAACAGCATAAAAAATCGCGGCGACTTGTATTTACAATGGCGTCTTACAATTCGTCCTCTATTAACACGCAAAACGACCTTTTAATGCGTAATTTAATGGATTTCTATAAAAATCGCGAGAACCTTCATAAAATGATGCGTATTATCAACGGCGAATCCAAGATTTCCCTACGTATCGTCGACTGGTTTGTTACAAATTTCGCTAAGAAAAACTACACCATTTATGAAATGCCTGTTGGCGAATCAACGGTTCGATTTAAGGTATATAATGATTATAAGCTGAAATTGAAGGCATATAGTAAACGCCGGTTCGATCCTTTCTGCCGCTGGGAGCGTATCAGTATTCCGTATGATAATGAAAGTTTTATGGAGACCACTATTGGTCAGTTGAATTTTTTTAAATGGGCAATCGAGAACCGAATTGTCGATTATATTGAGAACAATTATCAAGACATCGAAAACGATATGAATCATCGCAACAGTACTTCCAAGCGCAATATTAGTGACGATAATATTTCGGCCTCAACGAATGATAACGGTAAGACGCGTAAGAAGCGAGAGGAGCTTTCCGTGAGCGCTTGTAAATGCATAAAAAAAGAGACTGTCAAAATTATTGTAAAGTTTAATTAGAATTAAATATTCGGATTATAAAACTCCTCAAAACGCTCAATCTGTCTGCCGCATACATCTTCCATAGATTCCACTGGGCTCAAATTAATAATATTCGTCAGTGAAATAAACTCGGCAATACTCATCATCCAAACCAGCCCCTTATCCGATGGGCAAGTCAAATCATACGTAACATTTTCGTTCGTCTTGATTTTTAGAACACGCGCGCTCAGCTCCTGGCCAGAAAGCCATTCTTCGTGATAGCGCTGACATTTCTCTAGATATTCTAAGGATACCGAGTCCTCGCCATTTCGCGCTCTCTTTTCTACGCGCTCCTTACAAATATGCGCATCTGCGTCGATATAAATAATACCATCGAGTTGAAATTCGTCTTGAAACTCTCCGTAAAATCTCTGGTAAATCTGAAAGCTCACATCATCGATGAGCCCGTCATCGTGAAGCATCTTCGCGAAAATATGTTTATCAGCATCTAGAGAGCGTTCGCAGATAATCGTTTTACACAAGGGGTTGTTACGAACGACTTCACGTAGCATGGAAAGGCGCGTTGAATACGCCATTACTTGGAACGTAAAAGACCATTTAGCAGGATCTTTATAAAATTTCGCCAGAATGGTTTCCCCGTCCTGATCCTTGATGGTTTGCCATACATCCACGGGCTCACGAATGAAAACAACAGAATCGTCGCATTCGAATAATTTTTGTAAGTTCTCAATAATAGTAGTTTTGCCTGACCCGATATTTCCTTCGATAGAATAAATATTAGGTCTGGGCATTTTATTTTTCAATCAAATTGAACGCGAATTCAAAATCAATTTTCTTCTCCGTATATGTATATTTATTAATAAACATGTCTTCTACGCAAAAATCAAATTTAAAAAAGACACCCCGTTCTCCCAGAAAAACCGAGAAAAAACGCGTAAGAATATCATCGGAACCCAACATTTTAGTATTCGACAGAGTATCCCCGGATAAAACAGTGCAATCGAATCCGTCGAAAAGTAAAAGCGAGCATCAAGAAACACCAAGTGAGATTGATGAGCAAAAACGTAGAGACGCTTTAGCACTAGATAACAAATATAGAAATTCGGCTTATATTAAAGACAGGAAAGTACACAGGAGGGTTACGGTAAGAGAGGCAAATTCGCGTTCACCTTATGAAGATTCGGATGAACCGAAGATATCTATTCCTCGCACAAAAACCGGATTCAGTGCCGCGTCCGTTGTGAGATCTCCTGAATCCGTAATCGCACTTGAACCTATAAGGCCTACTAAACGACCCACCTTTTTGTCTCGTGTTTTTAACCGAGCAAAATCGCTAGTCTCTAGAAAAAAAACCGCAGGAAAACATAGAGTGAATAGGCGCAAATCAAAGCACACACGTTAAATAACGCCTCATTTTATCAACAACAGTAACTTGTTTGGCTTCTCGCGAGGCCGCATATTTTTCCATAGATTCATTATCTATGACGTAGATCTTATACATGCGAAGCACCGGAATCTTAGATGACGGTATAAAATATTTCTCGTTTCTCTTCTTAAAATCACCAAACATAGTGTTCGGGTCGCAAGGAATAGACAGCATATTATCGTGTTTATCAACAACCACAACATCATGTATCACTTGATATTTTTCATCTGGAATTGGATCACGAATTACATGAAACCGATCTATCTTGAGTAAATCCACTGTATTAAATACGGCCGTATAACATTTTTGATATAAGTCGCTGAGTTTGTCGTTGTCGTAAATACAAGCACAAATCTTCTTTCCAGTTAATGTGCGGATTTGAATAACATGACATTTGCTCATAACTATAGGAATGTGGGGCTGTTTCCTATAGATATCGTGCATATCAAAATCTTGCATTTCAACAGACATTGTTTTGTTTTAAAGGTTTCAAAACAATGTGAACTAAATCAATTTTTTCAAAGATCAATAAACCGTAGGGGTTTATTAATATCAATCTTCGTGGTTGTTATCCATGGGTTCAAATACACCACAATCAATAAAACTATTCTTAATTGTTTCAAATGAATAATAGGATAAAAATGTCGTCGCAAAAATATATAAGATTCCCTGGACTAAAAAGGTCATATAATATTAAAATACATTTTAAGCGCGACAATCGTGTTAATTTTTTTTGATTCAATTTATGACCGCCCATAAATTAAATCCGGTTTATCGGAATCGAACCGATGACATTTTGATACCCACAGAACCACTACAGTCAAATGCTCTACCAACTGAGCTAAAACCGGAATGCGGCACGTTTTAGTAACGACGAATTCTTTATGTGGTTTTATATTAACTTTACTTCTTCGCATTCAATGAATTGTGGTAAGCCGATATTACAGATAACATGAGAGACCAATTGTTTGTGCCTCTGGGAAATCGTAAATTTTCGAGAAGCTTTTTTTTATGTTCATGGTTCTCGGCTTTTTGTTCGGCAGACATATCTGGAAATATAAAACTTTCCGATTCTTTTTCCATATCAAGTATTGCCTTTACCTGATAATCAGGCATAGGTACGCCTTTAGGACTGGCGCGCGATTTACGTGATTTACTTTTGCTTCCTCCTCTTTTTTGCGTTTTACGCGACATTATATATGATAACTAGAAAATATATAAAATTTCATTAATAATACAAATATGCTTACCAATATAACCGAATTTTTTTCTAAATCAATAAACAAAATTAACTTTAAAGACGTGCAAATAGCGATTCGCGGACCAGAGTTTATTATAATAAACACTCTTGCACTAAATGAACAAGATTGTCTTATTAAAAATACGCTGCGCCATGACCTGGAAGAAAAAACCATAAACGATCTATTAAACAACTACGATTTCAGTGGTAAGAAATTTATTGTATACGGTAAAAATTCTCTGGACAATAGTGCCGAAAAGAAATATAAACAGCTTCTTACGCTAGGATTTGTACATGTCTATTTATATTCGGGGGGCCTATTCGAATGGATGCTTCTACAGGATATCTACGGTTCAGATGAATTTCCTACAACAAAAAAGGTTCTCGATATTCTTCGGTTTTCGGGTAGCGTAATTTTATAAAATTTAGTTTGTTTGATTATATATAAAGATAAAATTGATTCTTTTCTTTTTATAAAACAAAAGAATAACAAAAATATGGTATCAATTATTCCGGTTACTAACGAAGTAGATAATATAATTATAGCAAACGCGACCATAGATGATAGTTTCATTTATGAAGACGATTTACCTGTAGCAGTTCTTATTGAAAAAAGAGAATTTTTGGTTGCCGAAAAACTATCCACCTGTTTTAAAATTAAAGAGGCCTGTTTACCAGCAAAAGGTTATTGCGAGACAGTCTGCTATAATTGTCCCAAAATATTATGCTGTTTTACTGCATCTGTCGCTTGTGGATATTTCTTATTCTATTGCCCTAATTTCTGTTTTCCTTAATAAGAAAAAATTGATTAACATGGATCCTCTTTTTTTATTAAAAACACAATGGATTTAACGCAAAAGAAGTTAACGCGCGAAGAATGGGAAGCGGTAGAAATACCTGTTTCTCCCCATGAAAAAAACATTTTACGTATGATTATCGACGGTTATGATAACGTAAATATTCGCACGAATGAGAACATGTCTTTGTTCTCGTTCGCGAAGATTGAGATGACGAGCGAAAATGAGAACTTTCTCTATCAAAAGTATTTCGCGGATACAATATCATCGATTTTATCAAAGTACGGTGCAGGACTCAATATAAAACTATCGTCGGCCGCATCACTCGAAGGTTCGGCTCTCAAAAAAATAAAAAGCGCGGATAATATTCGTATCATGAATATGGACGCAAATATTAAACAAAACACGGAACATGTTTTCGAGTATACGCTCGTAGCCATGTGCGAAAAGCTTTTGAAATACTTACAGAAGCGGGATAATGCATACGCCTTTTATTTATATACTCTTATTCATTTGCGAAAGCAGTCAATTATGCATTTGAATGTTCATGTATGTGAATTTGTCGATAAATTGCTAGCCATTGCTTCAAAACATACATTGCCTAGTAATATTATCGAGAATGCGTACGTATTCATCGAACAAAACAAGTATTTATTGAAATACGAAGATCGCGCACTGTTTCAACATCAAAAACAATTGTTCTCGATTTTGAAAAGCGAGATCGAAACGCCGAAGCTCGTTCTATATACTGCTCCTACCGGAACAGGTAAGACTTTATCGCCTATTGGTTTATGCGCCAAACACCGCATTATCTTTGTTTGCGTCGCAAGACATATTGGTGTCGCACTGGCGAAATCCGCTATTTCTATGGAGAAAAAGGTGGCGTTTGCCTTTGGGTGCTCTAGTGCGGCAGATGTGCGTCTACATTATTTCGCAGCAAAAGATTATACGAAGAATCGCAAATCTGGCGGTATTGGAAAAGTGGATAATAGTAATGGCGAAAAAGTGGAAATCATGATTTGTGATATCCAATCCTATTTGGCTGCGATGTATTATATGTTAGCTTTCAATCAGGCGCAAGATATCATCACTTATTGGGACGAACCCACGATTACTATGGACTACGAAACACATCCACTGCATTCGACCATTCACAGGAATTGGATCGAGAACAAAATCCCGAATGTGGTGCTGTCTTGCGCGACATTGCCCAAGGAAGACGAGATCGAGTCGGTGATACAGGATTTCCGCGAAAAATTTGTTGGCGCGCAAATTCATACTATATCTAGTTATGATTGCCGCAAAAGCATACCACTGCTCAATAAAGACGGAATGTCCATGTTGCCTCATAATTTATACGAGACATACGAAGACATGATACAATGTGTAAACTATTGTAGTGAAAATCGCACCATATTAAGATATTTCGACTTGGCGGAAATTGTCCGGCTCGTCGATTATATTCATGAAGAGGAATTTATTGAAGACGCGTTCACAGTAGACGAATATTTCTCCAAGGGAATCGGCGAAATAACGATGGATTCTCTCAAAAACTATTATTTAATCGCGCTCAGACACTTAAGCGTCGAATCATGGGCAAACGTTTATTCTTACATGAAGACGAGTCAAGAGAAAAAATTCCACTCTAGTGTGACTATGAGAAAAGTAAAAAGCATGGACGCAAAACCTTCACCTAGCGTATCCACTGTCCTTAGTCGAACTGTAAGTATGTCCTCTGATATAAATCGGGAAGCCATTAAGAAAAACTCTAGCGGGATTTTACTTACCACGGCGGATGCATACACCCTTACTGACGGACCAACAATTTTCCTTACTGATGATGTTAGAAAAATCGGAACCTTTTATATCCAACAGTCTAATATTTCGCCTGTAGTTTTCCAAACGATTATGGCGAGAATCCTGAAAAACAATGAGACAACGGAAAAAATAGTCCGTTTAGAAAATTCACTAGAAGTGGAACAAAACAAAATGGGCGCTTCGGCCGAAAGTGGATCGGAAGAAAAGAAGGTCGATAGCGAACGTCTTTCAAACGATGCGAAAGCACTATTGAGCGAAATCAATAAATTACGTAAGGAAATTAAAATGGTTTCGCTTGACCCAATGTATGTTCCAAATACTAAACCACATCAAGATATTTGGACACCAACGGGTGAAATTTATTCGAATGCGTTCCTGCCTACAATTGACGAGGAAACTACGCGCTATATTATGAGTTTGGACATTGAGAATAATCTAAAAGTTTTATTGTTACTGGGCATCGGAATGTTCATGGAAAATCCGAATATTAAATACATGGAAATCATGAAGAAGTTAGCGGATGAGCAACGACTCTTCATCATCATTGCCTCATCCGATTATATCTATGGAACCAATTATCAATTCTGCCATGGTTTCATAGGAAAGGATTTGAAAAACATGACCCAACAAAAAACCATTCAAGCCATGGGTCGTATTGGTCGTAATAATATTCAACAAAGCTATACGGTCCGTTTTCGCGATGATGCGATGATACGCGCGCTGTTCGAAAAGCCCGCGGAAAACAGAGAGGCCATTAATATGCGGGCCTTATTTTGCACATGACCGCATAAAACAAAGATAAATTAATACTAAAAACATAGGTTTTGTCGTAGACCGGGAAATTCGCTTTATCTCAGCAATATTATAATCATTTTTTATTTTATATAGACCTCTCAATAATGGTAAGCAAAAAAACATTAACAAAAATCCATGTCGGCTACCATATGCCTTACTCATTAAATAATATAGATTCCATAATATATTATAATGCGCTATGAAATTTGCAGTAGTAAAGGCCACCTCGCGTCCGTAACGAACAGGTATAGTAGCAACGCCATTTTTCTCATCGCCTTCTTTATCGCAAATATCTAACAAAATCTCATTTTGTAATGATCCCCAGAAAATAAACTGTGTTGCGATATTAAACAGTGCGTCATTATATGAAAACGTGTTGTGAACAACAAGACCGGTAAAATATATAGAAAACGATATTAATCCTGCGCATGTAAGATTTTTAATATAGACAATGCGCTTCAAAACAGGTGTATATAAACTTACCATATAAACGGCGAGTCGCGGTATATGTCTAATGGTAGGTGGTATGTATCGTGAGTTCAAAAATTCAGCAGCACTCAACATTAAAAATGACGTAATTAAAGCCTCTATTTTTGTTACTTGTCCTGTAACTAACGGCCTCGTCGGATTATTGATACGATCCAATTTTACGTCAAATAAATCATTCATTATCATACTATACATTGTTACTAGTACGGTGATTGCGATGCTTGCGAAAAAACCTTTTGACCGCATTAAATTAGCAAGGGATGGATTTGCTAACCATCCACCTGTAAAATTCAATAACATAACGGGCAAAATATTGTTCGGTCTTACCAATTTTACCATACCAGTTAATTTTTTCTTCATTGAGCCAAATGCGCTTAGTGAATCGTATGCCTCAAATGTTCTCAATGAAAATTTGCGTTCTATCTGATTGTGTATCACATAACTATTTGTAGTTATTAAAACAAAGGGCAATAATGAGATACGAAACAAATTCATTGACCTAATAATAATAATATCTTTATTTCAATATAGAAAACAATAATAGTCCACCAAAAACCGTGACTATTGTTTCCAAGAT